ATACCGTGACGCTGGCCCAGCATCTGGCGTAATTGGCGCAGACATGACTGGAAATTGGCAGCGTATTTCTGCGGAAGACCGCGAAGCTGACGTGCCAAAGGCAATTCTTATGCATGCGTGGCAGGGGCGCATGGAACTTCATGAACTTGTCAACAAAATAGGACAGTCTGCCCGTGAATGGAAGATTGACTATTTGCTGATTGAAAACAAGGCGTCCGGCATTTCCGTCAGTCAAGAACTGCGGCGGTTATTTGGCTACGAAAACTACGGCGTCAGATTGATTGACCCTAAGGGGATGGATAAGGTCGCCAGAACCTATTCCGTTCAACATCTGTTTTCTGAGGGGATGATTGTGGCGCCAACGGATGCTGGCGGCGATGTTTTCCGTGTTTGGGCTGAGATGGTCGTGGCTCAATGCGCCACATTTCCCAAGGGAAAACATGATGACTTACACGATACGGTAACGCAGGCGCTAAATTGGCTGCGCGGGACAGGAATGCTTCAGCGTGGCGCTGAGCGTACCGCTGAACTTGCGGGAAATAATATGTTCCGGGGAAGTAGGGAAAGCCAGCCATTGTATCCCGTCTAATTGCATGCTATGTAAAAAATTAACCACAGGAGAGTATAATGCCTAAGCATACTTGGTCAATAACACTCAATCCATATGATCATTCCGGCCACACCCACAAGACGGTCAAGGCTGATTCGTGCAGCGTCTACGACGGCAGAATTGCTTTTTATAACAACGTGCCTAGGACTGAGGAAGACCCGTTTCCTGAAAGCCTGCTTATTGCCTACATCCCAACAGACCGCGTGTTTGAGTTGGAAATATTAGACGATGAGACGGGTGAGCCAGTGGGTTTTTTGTTCGAGGGGAGCAATTAAATGGCAGACAACCCCCACTTTATGACGCCAGAGGAAATGTCCAAGGTAATTTGTCCCTTTGGAAGAGGCAATGGCATACCCGGCAAAGAAGTCGTTATTGACGGGCAAATCCTTGGAAAGCCTTGCGTTTCAGAATACTGCGCGGCGTGGCGGTGGGCCAGTTACTATGAAGAAGACGAAAATGACATGATATACAGCGACGACTACGGCTATTGTGGGCTGATTGGCATATGAGTGATGAATTAAAGACAATTAACTCCGTCGTTACCAAGGATTTGGGCGACGGATATATCAAAATTGTTATGATTATAGACAACAAATACCACGAATATCGGTTGAAACGGCACGTTGCGGTAAGTTTTATACAAGCACTAGCAGGTTCACTTGACGGTGATTTGCATATCGTGTAAATGATAGCCACTATTCGCACTGGGAACTTCAGATACGTTGCGTATCACCTAGTAAACGACTACCACCGCAAGGGCTGGATGGTCGTGGCACATCTTGGCGCAACGCATGGGCAGTACGCAGTGCTAATGTGGAAATGCGACTGTGAGGACGGCCATGATGACGTGGAATCACCGGGTAGTTAAGTACGAAACCCGCAATTTGTTTGGCGATCCAGACGTTGGATACGCCATTCACGAGGTTTTTTACGACAATAACGGCAATGTTCAGGGCATGACATCAAATCCTGTGAAGCCTTGGGGCGACACAAAGGATGAATTGAGGTTGGAACTGATGCGCATGCTTGACGCGCTGACCAAGCCTGACCTTGATTACGATGACAAGGATGACGACGAGGCATTTGCGAATAAAGCATAATTAGCCTATAGTGCGCGGGATATTCTTACAGGAACCCGCACATGGCACTGACGCCCGGACTTGTCCCAAACATACGCCTTGATCAAGAACAACCTGATTTACCCTCTGTGGAGGGGCAAGATACCATTGTCGTAATGGATGCTGACGAAGATGCTGATCAGCCAGAAATGGACGTTGATGGCAATGTTCTCCGTATTGACCACGGGGACGGCTCTATTAGTGTTTCCCTTGACGGGCGTCCTATTGAGTCTTCTAAGAAAAAGAAAACTGAGGGCTGGTATGCCAACTTGGCTGAAGAAATTAGCGAGAGTGACTTATCCGCGATTGCTCATCAGCTTATCAAGGGCATTGAGGAAGATATTGATTCTCGCAAGGAGTGGATTGAAGACCGCGCACAGGGTCTACGACTTCTGGGCCTTAAGATTGAAATTCCAAATCAGCAAGGTACGGCTGATGGCGCACCTGTTGAGGGAATGTCCCGTATCCGCCACCCGCTCTTGCTGGAATCCGTATTGCGCTTTCAAGCGAATGCGCGGGCAGAGTTACTGCCCACTGACGGGCCTGTCAAAATAAGAGTAGACAGCAATCAAGATTCGCCGCAAATGGACCAGCAGGCGGAATATCTTGAGAAGGATTTTAACCATTACCTGACCGTGACTGCGAAGGAATATTATCCTGACACGGACAAGATGCTTTTCATGTTGGGCTTTGGCGGTTCAGCTTTTAAGAAAGTTTACTTCTGCCCCCTGCGTAACCGTCCCGTTTCTGAAACGGTTGATGCTGATGACCTTATTGTCAACAATGAAGCCACGGACCTTTCAAATGCTCGCCGTATTACCCACAGAATCTCTATGCGTCCTACGGTTGTCAAAAGAATGCAGATTATTGGCGCATACCGGGACGTTGACCTTGGACAGGCCAAGCAAAAGGAACTTGACGCTGTACAAAGAGAGAAAAACGCGATCCAAGGAACCCAAGACGATATCAACGTCGCGGAAGATAGGGACCGCGAGATATATGAGTGCTACTGCGAATTAAACATTCCGGGTTTTGAGCATGAAATTGACGGTGAAGCGTCTGGCTTGGAAGTCCCCTACCGCGTAACCATAGACGTTTCGTCTAAGCAAGTTCTTAATATTGTCCGCAATTATGATGAGCAAGATCAAGACCTACCAGAGGCAGATACGCACTTTGTTAAGTATGATTTTGTGCCGGGTCTTAAATTTTATGGCATGGGTCTACTTCACATTTTAGGCAACACAACCAATGGCTTGACTGCCGTTTGGCGCGAATTGCTTGACGCGGGTATGTACGCCAACTTCCCCGGCTTCCTGTACGCCAAAACTTCAGGACGTCAGAATAGTAACATATTCCGCGTTCCTCCGGGCGGCGGCGCGCAGATTGACACGGCTGGCATGCCCATCCAGCAAGCCGTTATGCCATTGCCTTACAAGGAACCATCCGGCGCATTGGGTGCATTTGCAGAAACCATTAGCCAATATGGCCAGCGTCTAGGTGGCACCGCTGAGATGCAAGTGGGCGAGGGTAAGCAAGACGCCCCTGTTGGGACGACATTGGCCATCATTGAGCAAGCCCAAAAACTTCTTAATAGTGTCCACAAGCGGTTGCATGCGGCTCAAGCTGAAGAGTTCCAGTTGCTTGCGCAATGTTTCCGTGATCACCCTGATTCGTTTTGGCAGCGCAACAAGCGCCCAGCGGGCCAGTGGGACGAGCGGACATTTTTGTCCGCCTTGGATAACTATGACTTGGTTCCGCAAGCTGATCCTAACACGGCCAGCCACATCCAGCGCGTCATGAAGGTGACGGCCCTCGTGCAGTTGGCTCAGCAGGCGCCTGACTTGTACAACCTTGACGCGGTTAACCGTGAAGCCTTGTTAACACTTGGCTGGGCTAACCCTAGCACGTTGTTGCGTGACGTTCAGAACCAGCCAGCACCACCAGACCCGCAGGCTCAGGCTGCGCAGATGGCGGGACAGGCGGCAATGATTACGGCGCAGTCTAAGATGATGGAAGCGCAAGCCAAGACGGCTGAATTGCAAGCTAAGACGGGTGCAAATCAACAGATGTCGCCAGAGGATCAAATCCACATGGCTGAAATCCGGCAGAAGGGCGTTGACTCTGAGTTGGATGCCATTAACCGCAAGCGCGACCGTGAAAGCCGTGAACGTCTTGCGGCGGTTAAGTTTGCAGAAGAAATGGCCCGTAACCCACAAGGCCTTAACATTGCTCGTCAACTTATTGATCCGGGCATGTTGCAGCGTCTTGAGGGCAACGAACCTGAAATGGCACCACAACCCGGCGGCGTTATACAGTAGGTAGGACATGAGTGAAGCTGAATTAACTGACCCGCTAGGTCGCTTACTGCCCGGTTACACATTGGGGACTGAAACTGTATTTCCGCGTGGTGGCGGAACAGGGTCTAACATTCCTGATGATGTAATAAATGCAATTAATTTAGCTAAACAAGAATTGCCATCCAATGTAATTCCTAACGCGCCATCTAACCAAGCGGCCTATCAAAAAGTCAGGCTTGAAGATTTAGCAAAAGCACGCGGAATGACACCACGTGAACTTGGCGAACGGTTTTCTGGTTTAGCTAAACCCGGCGTACCCTACGAAGATTGGGAATATACGTTTAGGCCCGGGCAAGAACTGCTTCCTCAAAAAACTTTTGACGTAAATCAACTTAAAAAAGGGGATATTATATATCCTTTAGTTGGTGATATGACGGATGCAGGTAGGATAAAAACTTCTATTCTAGGCAACAATGTTAGCATCCCAATGGAAGAGGGTGGCCCTAATTATATGAGGGCGAACCCCGGAAAAGTTTGGGCATCTGGAAAAGGCGTTGTCAGCGATATAGAAGGTGGGATTAATAAAGCAGTAAATCTTTCGCGGGAATTAAACAATACAGACCCATCTGTATACGGTATGACGGTAAGCATGCGTGGAGATTCAGGGGATTTTTCAACTCATTCCGCTGATGCCATCCTTGGCATGCTCCCCCAAGCAAAAATTACAAAAAGTGCTGCAAAAAAATTTGATGAATTTATGAGACAGCCTTGGGGCGACAATTATCCTGCAACTGAAGATTGGCCCGGTATTAATTCTCCAAAATTAAAAGAGTATCTTGAGGCGCCCTCTATGGGGGAGGTAAGGAAAAAATTTGCAAAAGGAATGGACGCCGCTACCTTTCGTGATCTTGGTTTTCCATCAGTAGGAGCCGCACGGTTTTCTACTATTGATCCAAATATTGCACATTTACCATCTGAAACAACAGGATATTCAGTTGGTAAATTTTTGCCTGAAAATTTTGTAAATCATGATCCATCGGTTGTGCATCGTTCATATCCATCTGAAATGCTGGGAAGTTATGAGGGTGGGCTGGCGGCGCCATTAATGCGGGATGAAATTTTTCAAAGCTTCTCAAATGCTTACGATAAACAAGCCGCAGAAAAAAATCTCCCAGCTAATAGATTGGTTAATGCAAAAAAAAGAGCATTTGGAATGCGCGATGATGCCTACCAAATAGTTGACCCTCAATACCAAGATTATCTTGGTAAATTAATTGAGCAAAAAATTAAAGAAGGCTTTAAAGAAGGTGGCGAAGTTGACGGTGATGAAGACATTGTGCATGCCTTGCGTCTTGCCACTGGCGGCAGGGCGCACTTTGATGATGGCGGAGATGTCCGTGGAGGAGATAATCCCGGCGGGTTGAGCGGCGATACGGGCGCTTATGCATTTCGTGATGTTGGGCCTGAACAGGGTGCCGTCAATGCGGCCACTGCGGCGGCTGAAAATGCGCAACAAACAATGCGTGAGTGGGCTAATAACCCAACTGCTAGTTCATTCTCTACAGATGCTCCTGCTACCACAAGAAGCATTCAAGAAGCTTCACCTACGTCAACTGCAATTCCATTATCTGCTGGTGTTGACCCGGCTGATACCGCGATGGCAAAGCAAGTTTTAGGTCAGCAAAAGCAAGAAGCATTTAATGCGGCACAAGCACAAGCAAATGCGGTAGAAAACCGTTTGCAAGGCATGGAGATGGCAACTGCTCCATCATTAGGCGCAACTACATTTGGCGCCAATAACGGCATAGTTCCGGCGGGTTCATTTGTTCCATTAGGCGCGGCGCCCGGCACAGTTGCAGCAGAAGAAGTTTCTAAGCTGCCCTTTGGCATAAATCCAAATGATCTTAAAGCAGATATAAGTCAGTTGGGTCAGAAAATGCCTTCCACGCAACCAACTGATTTTAGTAAATTTGGCCAGTTAGGTTTTAATGCAGGAGCGGCGGGAACACCCCTTGCGTCGCTTGCTGCCGCTGAGCCGCAACATTACGAACCATTAGGGAACCAAATAACATCAAATCAAAATTCCATTGTATCTGATGCCTTAATGAAAGCGGCAACTTTTGAACCATCTAAGGATGCTGCATTGCGTGCTGCAAGAGATGCAATAACGCAAGATATGGGGAAACCTGAAACAAGTTATCCTGCTCCCGTGGCACAAAAAGTATCAGGGTTTGGGTCATCCTCGCCAGCAGATTTGCCTGCCTCTAGTACGCCAACAACATCTGTTTCATCTCAAAATATTTTGGATAAGATATTTGGGTCAACACAAGACCAAATTGATAAGTTGGCTGCTGCTGGCCAATATGCAGGCATGGATAAACAGCAATATGCAGATCAATTTGCTGGCGGTGATATTAACGCAGTAAAAGAACGAATTATTAATCAAGACGGCCAGCAAAAAGTTGATTATTATACTAAAGACTTAAGCCAAGCATTGTTTGGCGACCCGTTAAAGGCAATTTCAACGGGCATTGGAAATTTATTTGCACCTAAACCATCATATGACCCAACCGCCATTGGTAATGGGATGGGTAATATTCAAGGCGTCTCACCATCAAACAACATGACAAGCCCATTTGGCGGGCATGGTGGCGGCCCACAACAAGTATTGGCAGGACCAGTAGCGGCTCCTGCGGCGGCAACTCCTGCGGCGGCCCCTGTCGTGCCGGGTACACCAGTGCCATTCACATATGCTAAGCGCACTCCATACCTTGATTACGGTGCATATGGTGCCGGAATTGGCAATGTGGCACCAATTTCCTATCGTGATCCTATTAATTGGGCATTAGTGCCGGGCTACCGCGCCACTGGCGGAAGAGTTGGCGAAAACAATGCCTTAGCCAACGCAATACGCTTGCTTGCCATGCAGAACAGATCATGAACATCTATTGTGCAAACTTGGTAAATAGGCTAATATTCCCTTATTACATCTGCGGACGCGCAGCGAAGGAGCAGACTTATGCATGAGTATCTTAAACAGGCCCGTGAGGGTGCAGCCAAGAAGTTAAAAGGCATCCAGAGCGGCGAGCCTCATACTAAAGTTGACTCCTCGTCGTGGTCGCCTCCTGAAATGCTTGAGGCGGACAAACAGAATGGCATGCGCCCTGTTAGCCCACGCCAGTATAAATCCGGCGGCAAGGTGCACGGTGTTCATGCTAAGAAGCGCGCAGACCGCAAGGCCCGCAAAGAGGGTGGCCGCGCAATGTCTGTGGACGGCTTCCTTAACCGTGATGACAAGATGGCTAATGAAGAGCGCGCTGGCGTCAAGAAAGTTGGCGGCATGAAGCGTGGTGGCCGCGCTCACAAGGCAATGGCTGGCGCGATTGGTGATGCTCCTATTGCAGGCGCCCCATTAGCTGGTCGCCCAATGCGCGGCATGCGCCCAATGCGCCCAATGATTGCTCGCCCACCAGTTGGCGTTGCGCCCGGCATGGCAGGCAAGCCAATGATGAAGAAAGGCGGCAAAGTTCACCGCGAACATCACGCAGATGGTGATGCAGTAGGTGATATCATCCGTCAGGACCAGATTGAGCAGGGAATGAAGGGCCGTGGATTGCCTGAGCGTGTTCCTATGCCTACGCCTCGCCCTGCTGATAAGCCAGTTAAGTACACTGGTCCTAAGCCAACCACTAACCCTAACACGGGTTACAAAAAAGGCGGCGCGACACATCCTGATGAGGCGCAAGACAAGGCACTCATTAAGAAGATGATTAAGTCATCTGCTATGAAGCGTGATGAACATTGCTGGGGCGGCGAAGCTAAGTCCAAGAAGGCTGAAGGCGGCTCAACCAAGTGGATTCAGGGCGCAATTAAACATCCGGGTTCGCTCCACAAGGCACTTCATGTTCCCGCTGGAGAAAAGATTCCTGCCAAGAAGCTTGAGAAGGCTGCACACAGTGACAATCCAAAATTAGCTAAAAAGGCTAATTTAGCTAAAACGTTGAAGCGCATGCATCACGCTGATGGCGGTGAAGCTGGCCGTGGCTTATATGTCCGTCAGGGTTACCCACACGAAGTTCCGGGTGTTGACGGCGGTCGCGTTGCTCGCAAGCATGGCGGTTCAGCCAAGGGTAAGACTAACGTCAACATCATGATCCACCCACATAGCGGCATGTCGCAGCCTCCTGTGATGCCTCCAATGGGTGGGCCAATGGTTCCTCCTCCACCACCACGTCCGCCAGTAATGCCTCCACAGGGTATGCCTATGGGTGCGCCTCCTTCCTTGCCTCCAATGGGTGCGGCTCGTCCGGGCATGCCTCCAATTGGCCGCAAGTCTGGCGGTAAGGTAGAAAGCAACCCAGCACCAAAGCACATTATTGACAATGCTGCGGGCGGTGGCTTGGGACGGATTGAGAAGATCAAGGCTTACGGCTTAGATTAACCCGTCTAAAAGTTCCTAGCGGGATAGGAATAGATACCGTGCGGTGTGTATACATTCCGCATGGTACAAACATATAGCAGCCTCTTAGAGTATGAAATTGGCCGCCTCATAGACGAGGCGATTGCTGACGAGCTTGCTATTCTCGCCAACGGAAACGTGGACGACATCAAAGATTACAAATTTAGAGTGGGCATGATTCGCGGCTTTCAAAGGGCCAAAGAACTCATGTCTGAAGCTGACCGCATTATTCAAACAGGTGAAAGAGGATAAGTATGCCGTATACGCGGATGCATCACGACGTAGACCCAAAGGAATCTATTCTTAAAGAATTGGGCGACATTAAAGACATTGAAGTATTTAACACGCATGTTCTGATTGCAACATATGTGCGCCCTAACAAGACAAAAAGCGGTATTCACTTAACGGATAAGTACGTTGAGGAAGACAAATACCAAGGCAAAGTTGGTTTAGTAGTCAAGAAAGGTCCGTTGGCATTTATTGACGACGACCAAGACTGGTTCAAGGGCGTTGAAGTTAATGTCAACGACTGGGTGTTTTATCGCCCATCTGATGGCTGGTCCATGAACGTGCATGGCGTTCAATGCCGCGTTTTGCGTGACATCGACATCCGTGGCCGCATTCCGGCACCTGATGCAGTTTGGTAAGGAAATTCCAAATGGAACAAGTAGATGAAGAAATTACCGTTCTTGACGACGCCCCAGAGGCTGTTGCTGAAGAGAACAAAACGGAAACAAAAGTAGCGGCAAATGATTCGCAGACGCCGGAAGATGGCATTGCGGAACTGAAGGCTCGCCTTGAGGAGGAAAAGAAACTCCGGTTTGAGGCAGAGAGCCGCGCCCAACAAGCGCAGCAGACGGCTACAAAGGCTGCCGCTGAAGTACAAGACAGCAATCTCCAGCTTATTACTGGGGCAATTGATAAGCTTAAGCGCGAATCTGATTACCTAAAGTCCAATTTCAAAGAAGCTATGACTTCAGGTGACTACGATGCGGCTGCTCAGATTCAGGAAACGATGTCATTAAATGCTGCAAAGTTGTTGCAGCTACAGAATGGCAAGGCTTCTCTTGAGGAGCGTTTAGCTAATCCACAGCCAGCGGCGCCACAGATTAACGATCCGGTTGAGCGTGTAGCTTCAACGCTGTCGCCACGATCCGCCGCATGGATCAGGGCGCATCCTCAGTGCATCACGGACCAGCGCATGTACCAAAAGATGGTTGGCGCCCACAATATTGCTATGGCTGACGGCTATATTGTTGATTCTGATGCATATTTTGATGCAATTGAGCAGCAGTTGGGCTTTAAAAAGGCTCCGCCAGTACAGGCTGATGACGGTGAAGACATTGCATTGTCTGCCGCCGCTGCTCCGGTTCAGAAACGAACTGCTCCAGCCGCTGCGCCCACCACACGAACTGCGTCCGGTACGCCAAGCAAGTCTCAAGTGGTGCGTCTAAGTTCTGAAATGCGTGAGATGGCGTCAATGATGGGCATGTCCCCTGAAGACTACGCCAAGAACATGGTCGCGTTGAAGCGCGAAGGTAAGCTTAACTAATAGGAGAGCCAAATGGCTGAGAATGAAACCAAACTTACTAAGTTAACCGCTAAAAAATTAATTTCTGACATTCGCCCAGATGTTCGTGGTGAAGTTCGTGCTGAAAGCCCCGCAGAACGCGCAGCAAAACGCACTGCTGAAATTCGCGCTCACCGTCAGGGCTTGGACATGGACAACACGGATCAGTATTTCATTGATCCATACATTGTTCCAGAGGGCTGGTCATATGAATGGAAGCGCAAAACCATTTATAATCAGGAAGACCCGTCATACCAAATTCGCTTGGCAGACGCTGGTTGGACGCCAGTTCCGGCAAATCGTGACGCCCGCCACAAGGCTATGATGCCAACTGGTAATTACGCCACGATTGAGCGTGACGGCATGATTTTGATGGAGCGTCCTAAAGAGTTGACAGATGAAGCAAAAGCTATAGAATTGCGTCGTGCTAGGAACCAAGTCCGTTCTAAGGAACAACAGCTTAGCACCACACCTGATGGCACAATGACCCGCGAGGATGCTCGCGTCCGTCCTCAGGTTAAGAAATCATACGAGGCTATGCCTGTTCCTAATGAATAAGGACGGCCTCTAACCTGCCCTGTGGGAGGCGGGTTATCTTGTCGGGGTTAGCAGTGCTTGGCGCATAGTAACCTCATCACTCAGGAAAAATTGCTATGGCTAATACGCAAGCGTATTTTGGCTTTACGCAGTATCAGGGTGGTGCGGGTGGTGCGCCTACGTTCGCTCAATCCGTACGCCGTATTGCGTCGAGTTCAGGTGCTATCTACACTGGCGATCCAGTAATGCCAGCGGTAAGCAGCGCCAACGGTTACATTGTTCAGGCTTCGCCCGGCTCAACGACCCTCGCGGGTATTTTTGTTGGTTGCAAATACCTCAACACATCTCTTGGCCGCACGGTCTGGTCCAGCTATTGGCCCGGCTCCGGTGCAACTGGCGACGTAGAAGCTTACGTCATTGATGATCCAAACGCTCGTTTCATCGTCCAGACCAGCACGTCGTCGTTCCCAATCACGGGTACGCTTTCCACGCAAACTTCTGGCGTTCAGGGCCAATATGCCCAGTTCTCCATTGGTACGGGCAACACGTCCACGGGTCGTTCCGGTGCATATCTTTCGTCGCTTGCGACGACTGCAACCTTCCCATTCGTCGTCATTGATTACCAAGTTGGTGTTCAAAACGGCGGCGATCCAACCTCGCAGTACTGCAACGTCATTGTTGGCTTCAACAACGAATGGCTACGCAGCAACGGCGCTGGCCCAACTGGCATCAGCTAAGGAGTAAGGTACTATGGCTGTTAATCTCTCACAGATCCGTGACCTTCTCCTTCCCGGCCTACGCGGGGTAGAAGGCAAGTACGAGATGATTTCATCTCAGTACGACAAAATCTTCACGAAGCATGAATCCAAAATGGCTTTGGAACGCACGGCAGAAATGCGTTACCTTGGCCTCGCACAGCTTAAGACTGAAGGCGGCCAGACCGCTTTTGATTCTAACGCTGGCGAACGCTTCGTCTGGAACCAAGAGCATACGGAAATTGCTCTGGGTTACGCAATCACCCGCAAGGCGATTGACGATAACCTCTACAAGACCCAGTTCATGCCATCCAACCTTGGCCTCGTGGAATCTTTCCAGCAGACTAAGGAAATCTATGGCGCGAACATCCTCAACACGGCAACGACGTACAACGCAGCAGTTGGCGGTGACGGTGTAGCACTCTGCTCCACGGCGCATCCTATTGACGGTGGTACGGTTGCTAACACGCCAACGACTCAGGTTGACTTGAACGAAGCCACCTTGCTGAATGCAATGATTGCAGTCCGCACGAACTTCAAAGATCAGGCTGGCTTGAAAATCTTTGCCCGTGGCCGCAAACTAATCGTTCCTCCACAGTTGGAACCAGTTGCAATCCGTCTCACGAAGACTGAATTGCGTCCGGGTACTGCGGACAACGACGTCAACGCGATCATGATGACGGCAGGTGGTCTCAGCGAAGGCTATATGGTCAACGACTTCTTGACCTCAGCTTACGCTTGGTTCCTCCTCACCAACATTGATGGCTTGGCGTATATGGAACGCATTAAG